TCCCTAGCGAACCTAGCCCCCATATGGATAGCCGTTACTTCCGTTAGATCGTCTGCCCCGATCATGCGGGAAAATTCGTTTAGATCGTTTGGTTCATTCCAAAGTGTATTTTGACCTAGCGCTATAACTACTGGCCTAGGATCAAAGCCCGGATGGTACGCGTCAATATCGCCAGCATACAAAAGGCCAGTTTCAACAGCGTTAAAAGTCCAACCATAAGATCTAAACCAAACGAATACGAAGTCTAGATCGGCTACAGCGTATACCCAACAAATATCAGCCCCCGAATTCCAAGCTTTATTAGGTAACGAAGTATGACGGGAAGGTGTATCCCAAACGTGGGTACCTACCAACCAATCTGGCCAGGGGCTAATATCAAATTCCCAACCCCCGCCGTAATTGATAGTACGATCATTAACACAACGAAGGTGGAAGGTACCGCCTACCCCCGTACCTTCAAGGATCCACGCGTCATCATCAATAGGCATTAACGCGCTAGTATGCAGTCTATGAATCACTACAGACAAGCCGATTTCCCCAAGCGGTAACCCGTCTGTATGTACACCGTTCCAAGGTTGGATCCTGATCTCGCCTTCCCCCGGTGTCTTCTGTACAGTATAGAAGCCGTTTCTAGCAGGATCAGCAAAACCGATTATTAGTGCTAGATCCCCGGTTGTCACGGTATCAGTAACCCAAGTAGACGTAGCAGAAGTTAGCTTAGTCGGATCGGTTGCGTCGGTTGCTCCATTGGTTACTAGTGCCGATAGTGGATTATCCCAATTACCCGCACTACCCCAAAATCCGTTACCCTTAATGTCTACTTGCGTCCAGCCTACTACATTCTTCAACCAAAGATAGATTAACCGCTTTATATGCTGCATACCCCAACCATACCCAAGCCCCCCGCTGGATTCTAGCCCTACTTGAATACCATTCATAAACTTAAGCGCCATTGTCTGATCCTTTCCCGGTTTGCATAGTTCGCAAACCGGGGGATTAAAGCGATTCCAAAATGTTGATCGTTATACCGCCGGATACCGAAGTAGGTAGCTGATTAGCGCCTAACGTGATACCTGAAATCAAAACCGTTGGGCTAACCCCGTTTACCGTTAAGGCTGATACGTTTTGAATAGACGGGTTTACTAGGTGGATCTCGGAATGGATCCTACTGAAAGCGATCCTACCGCCGAATACCCAAGTATACGTTAGCCCGTCTTCTTCAAACGATAGCGGGGTAAGCAGGTTCAACAAAGCGTTACGGATCGATTGTTGGTTTCCCCCTGGCCAAACAACGTTAGCGGTAACCGAAGTAACTAGCGGTTCGTAGTTGAAGACGAAGACCTTATAGTTCATCAGTAGTACGCCTTCAACGATCGGAATCACGTTACGGTTACCGTTAAAGTATTCTTCTAGATCTTCTTTCTCTTCCGCTGTAAGTGTTCGGCCCCCGCTTCCAACTACTAGAAGCTTGATCGTCTTAACGCCTAACCCTTCCTCGATAGCAAAAACCCTAGCTACCGGGTTAACCCCGTTACGATCTCTAAAAGCGGTTAGCGCTAACCTCAAAACGTCGGAAGGGTTAGACGCGGTTTGCCTTGTCCTAAGCGCGGCGGGGCTATCTCGCTTTACACGTTCTAGATCGTCTTCGGTTGCCCCGTCTTTCTGTTTCCAATCGGTAGCCGATCGCGGGTTGCTTACTTCCCCTACCCCGCCTATCCCGTCTGCGTTAACGCTGATCTGGCCTATCCCTACGTTACCGTCTTCGTCCCCGCCTATTCTATACGTTCCCCGGATATCCGCAGTAGCCGGGGGTATCTTACCGTTCGTACCATCCCCGAAGCGGATCGTTCCCTTACCGCCTGCGTTTGTTTCCCTAATGTAGTGTCTACTTGTAGCGGTAGAGTTTAGAAAATTCGCTACTCCGGTATATATGATCCAGGTACCGCCCCCCGATTCGTCTACTTCTATCAATTCAGAGTCATCAAATAGGGGTGTATCTGGTAGCTCAAATTCTTGGAAGGCGCTACCATCTGAAGTCCCTAGGTCTTGCGGCCCGACGGTTTCACCTTGCGTTACTTCTACGTTCAAATACTGGCTACCCTGATCTATCTGTAGCCTATCGATCGACGGTTCGGTAGGGCCAGCTACCGTTAATACGCGGTAGCGTATAAACTCTGCTTCATTTAAATCTACTTCCGCCTTTTGCCAACCGCGTTCAGAATCTTGGGGATGATCAAAGGTAACGCTATCGTCTTGCTGAAAGTTAAGCGTCTGATCGTCTACGTTGTCTACTGGTACCCATTGGGCGGTTATGCGGTAGTTATCCTTATCGGTGTCTATCGCGGTTTGCCCTAACAGACCTTGGGTAGTAATTACGTTCTTACCGCCGCTGAAAGTAGATACTACGGTTTCTTGTGATCCGGTTGGTACGTATTCGATCTTTACTTCAGCCCCGGATCTATCGGGTGTACCTAACAACGTTGTTACGTCTGCGGTAAGGTTTGATCCGTTGTCTGTTACGTCTGCGGCGGGGGTAAACAGACTAAACCGATCATCAAAGTATTCCCATACCCCTGTGAACCCCGCCCCCGGTGTATTAAGGATCAGATCAATCTGATCCCATTGGATCTGATCATGTCCGATAAACAAAAGGTCCCCTACTTCAAGGCTAGCCCAAGGGCTAAAGAAGCTACTACCGGTGTTAGCTTCAGTAGCGTAGTTAGCAGTAAACGCCATTAGAACCCAAGTAAGGCTAGCTTCAGATTGGAAGCCGGGGGATCCGCTACCCGGAACACGAACTACCCTAACGTTGTCCGTATCGATCACTTCCACTACCCGGAATTCCCCGCCGTTTGATCCTATTCCAGCGGGGATAAAAAGGTGTCTAGCTTCGTCTGTACCAATTACAAAGCTATCCCCGCTTGTACGGGTAAAGATATCCGGGGATCCGGTGTCTACTTGCCCCGCCCCTGTCTTCACCTTTTCCAAGCCGAAGACGTAGCTAACCTGATCTGTTCTATCTAGATCGATCCCGTCTTCTTCCAAAACTTCGTAAGCGATCGGCGGTACACTATCGGTTGAAAACTCCGCTAACTCCGGTATGAACGCTGTAAGGTCTAGCGTTGTAACTTCGCTTAGCGTTAACACTACGTCTGCTTTAGCCGGAGTAGCTGAAGCAAGCTCTACACCGATCAACCGAAGAAGGCGCTTAGCGCTTTCAAGCAAACTAGAAGAAGCTAACAGTAGCTCCGTAGCGATCACGTCTGCTCTACAGTTATTCAAGTGGCCTACTAGGGCCAGTGATCGCATAAACTGAACGTGTAGTTCGTATTCGTTTTCGTCGGTAAGCCCGATCTCTTCCCGCTTACGCCTAAGCTGTAACAGTAGCTCGCGTAGAATATCGGGATAGTAGAAACCGCTCCAATCAACGTCGGGGACGGTTATAAGCGTCATTAGTTCACCTTCCTTAGCCTTCTGGTATACGATGTATAGCGCCCTAAGCTATCCCTTTGTCGATCTTTATCATGCTAGCGAGCATGATCTGATCGGTTTGTCAGTTTCAGATTAGACAAGCTGTTATTTGCTTTGTTACCACGTTTTTTGTGATGGATTATTTCATTAGGCTTTAGTTTTCGCCCTAGCGCTTTCTCTACTACTAAACGGTGTTCCTGTCTAAATTCACCGTTAACGTTAATCCAAACGTAACCGTTCTTATCAGTAAACTTACCGCCCTTCCAATGTAACGCGTCTTCACCTGACAAGTAATCACGTTTGGCGTTACGTTCTTTAGTGGCTTCTAATTCTTCTTTTGATTTATGGCCTAATATAAAATGCCCTTTGTATTTTCGCTTCTTCATGTAGCTAGGAAAAGTAGCATAGCGCTTCACTTCAACCAAAGATCCACAACCGCAAGAACAAGGAACTACCTTTACTACAGCTTCTAGGTAGCGCTGTTGTGGACATTCGGTTATTAGCGTCATAGCTAAACCTTCCTTTATGGGGTAGGGATCGGTACTTCAACTTCTACCCGTTCTTGTGTTTCAAGATCGCGGTAGCGTACTACCATATACTTATCAGCTTCAGATTGAAAAAACTCGATATCATCGGCGGGGTTGTCTAACCGCGCTAGCTGATCGCGTTCGAAGCTTTCAAACATACGCTCTACCCTTGGGCGTATGTCGCCTTCCGATTCAGCGTCATTAATAGCGAAGATCATAAATTCGCCTAGTCCAAGATCTTGGAACGGGTTATCCGATTCCCCTTCACCGAAGGCGAGCATCAATAGCTGTCTAATGTATTCGTTGCCGCTAATCTTAACAAGCCTACCGTTACGGATCTTAGCGGGTATGGTTGCCCCTTGCGCCATTGCGTTACCCCGTCTTCACTTTCAAAGAAGTAAACGCGGGAACCCCCGCAGTAGTGTAAGCACCTATCCCGGTTATCAACGCGGTTTGTGCTGCTTCAAAAGCCGTCTGTGTAAGCGTTACCGGAATCCACGGAAGACCGCTACTAGCAAAACTCTTCCATTCGGCTTGAATAGCCTTAAGCGTAGTTTGGTAAGTAAGCCATAGCGCGTAAAGCAAACCTACTTGAACGTTAAACGTAGTACCCTTGATTATAAAGTCTGTAGCTACGTCTGATAGATCCGTTAGTGGGCTATTCAAATGATTCTTAGCGGTAGCCTTCAATTCAACGTTAACCGTTTCTACCAGAAACTTAACAGCGGCTTTTATTTCTACGTTGCTATTCTTCAACAGCTTAATGTAATCCGCTGTCTTCCCGTTCCATAGCCATACGTCCCCCGTCTTATCGTCAAACATCAGGGTATGCCCCGCCTTAGTTTGCATACCATGGCGGTAAGGGTGATTAGTTTGGAAGTCTTGCGGTATAGGGTTTTCTTCGTCCCAAACAACGCCTATGTAACGTACTAAGTGGGCAAATTCTACTAGGTCCAAACCTTCAGGTAGTAACACCTTAACCTTTTGTTCAGGTTCCGGTGTACCGTAAAACGAAGGCGGGAATACGGGTTCGATCCATTCCGGGTATTCTTGCCCTTCCATATCCTGAAGAGCAACCTTGATCCGGTTTGTCTTAGCCGGATCTTTGTTGCTCGTTACGATCGCGTCTTGTATTTCAAACGTCATAGTCATTAGCTGATCACCTTTCCGGCTTTGCTTACCGTCTTCCGCTTCCGCCTTGCTACGCTCTTAGGTTTGGTAACTACCCTTTGCGTTAGCACCTTGTGTGCTAGGAATTCGCAGACAAACGGGGATCCGGGGATCATAGTTTTCTTAACTTGTGTTAGCCGGTAAATCCCGTCTATCCGTTTTGACATACCTTGGAATATGTGGAATTGGCGGGGCCTAAGCGTTTCAATACCTACAACCCTACCCTTAAGGATCATAAGATCCCGTTCCCGTTCCTTCAACCAATGCTTAACGAACGTTTCAGCGTCCCCCCTAGATCTAAACGGCTTGTCTGAAAACGCTTCTACGGTTTGACCGAAAGCGGTAAAGCGAACCCTAGCGCCCTTAGCCATAGTCTTCTTAACTTCAAGGTCCCCCGGCTTAGCCGAAGTTAGCTTTACGTTTTCTGATTTGGTTTGATCGATTACTTGGGTTAGCTCTATAGCTCGCTTCCGCCGATCGAAGTATAAAACTTCTACGTCTGTAGATTGTTCGTCTACTGCGAATTCGGGTTGAGCTTCTATTAGGCTTCCGTCTAACCCATTATATGTAAATTCGTAGATCGGTTGTCCGGTGTCTAACCGCTTCTTGAAGTTAACTACGAATTGTTTTTTTGAAAGGTCATAGTCTAGCCAAAGATCAAAACGGTTGATCGCTGCTAGACGTTTTAGGAATTGCCAATCTGTAGTATCTGCACTTTGTACCCTAGTAGGTAGAAAGCTTTTCTTAACCGTCTTACCGCCAGCGGCCCTAACCGTTACCCTGCTATGTTTCTTGTGCTCCGTTGGATCCGTCTTAGAAGCGTAGCCGTATTTAGTAGCTACCTGCTTAACGATCATTTCATCAGAAAGATTGCGGTAGGCTACTTTCCGCTTATTACCAGCCTTCGGCTTATTGCCGATCGTCATCCTATGCCTAGCGTCATAGGCTTTTATTTCAAAGCTACCCGTTCCTTCGGGGGTGAAGTTTGGTAACCAGCTTACGATCTCCGATCGCCCCTGGAATTGTCTAACCCCGCCGTAGCCCATAAAGAGATCGATATAGTTTCCTTCTTGGAAAGCCTTACTATCAAGAACCGCATTCCAGTTAACGCCATACCCTAGCTTTATTTCGGGTTGGTTTATTACCATGATAGTAAGCATAGACGACATATCTTCGTCTTCTTCATAGGTGACACTTTGGATTAGTGGTCTTACAGCTTCAAACAGTTGCGTAGCTGGCCCCGCGTCTTTACCGCTAATGGACAAATCAAAATCAGGGGCTAGATCATCACCTAATGAAGTGAACCTAGAATCTACCCGCTTAGCCATTTAGATAACCGCCGTCTTCCTGCTACGCCTTCCCAATAGCGCTAACCATGAAGTTAAAACTATTTCGTCTTCTAGGTTGAACGCATGGAAGCTAGGCTCTACTACCTCTTTCAGAATGATCGACCTAGCAGGGATCTTGATCTTAGCCCCAACCGGTGGCGTTAACGCCATAGCTTCACGATCAAGGTTCGTACCAGTAGCGCTAGCGATCCGCTTACGAAGGCGATCACCGTATAGCGGTTGTCCATAGTAGCGTTTAGCTATCGCTTCGTAACTTGCTTCCGTTGCCTTCACAACTAAGAAGTAGCTTTCTTTTGCTGGCTTCGTTGGATCGATCTGCGTTTGGCTGAAGGGCCGGTAGCGCTTGATAGAAAAATTGATCGTAACTAGTCTAGGTTCAAAGTCACTACGAAGCGGGGCTATATCGTGGTCTACCGATTCAATCAAAACGGTTTCGCTAAGGGCCAGCCCGTAAGTGAAGATACACACCGGGAGCCTACCTAGGCTTTCGTCTTTGATCGCTAGGTTTTCAAATTCCCGCAACTTGCTAAGGATCGATTGTGTGGAGTCTTCAGCAAAAAGAACAGTAGTAAAAGTGATCGCCTTAGTCTTGCCCCTAGTCCATTGGGTAATAGGATCCTGAAAGCCGAACCTTTCTTGCTCGGATATTACGCCCCCTACTTCTACATTTACCCCGTCTTCCCCAATCGGGTAGGGCGGGATTAGAAGCTTACCCGTATCAAGATTCTTGATAGACCATCCCGGTGTTTCTTTGCTTGCCATTTATCCGGCCCTTTCCTGAAGCTTATTACCAGCGGGGCGTTTAACGCCCCTACGCTTATCCGATTCACCCTTAGCCTTGCTTGTACCCTTACCTACTTCCCTACCGTCTAGGTTAACCTTAACTTCGATCTTTGCGTCTTGGATCGCTTTGATTTTTGCGGATAGCTCTTTAATAAGAACGTCTGCGTTTACTCCTAGATCCTTAGCTTGCTGTCTAGCAGTCCGTTCAAATGCAGCGGTTAGGGCTTCCCGTCCCCCGCCCTTCGTATCTACTTTTGTAATACCGCCCCTAGCCATAGCTTCAAACCTAGCCGCTTTTTCTTTTAAAGCGCCGGGGGCTTGTCTAATATTGCTAAGAATATGTTTACCCCTTTCGACCTGTTGTAAAGCTGTCTTAACCCCGCCTACGTCTTTGTCCCAAAACCCCTTACTGATCTTATCGCTAAGCCCAAACGTCTGATCAAGTAACGTACCCAAGGCAAAGCCAGCGGCCCCCGCCGCACCTACTAGCCCAAGCTTACCAATCCCAAAAGCTTTTATAGCCCCGCCTACCCCTTTAGCTAAACCTAGTAGCTTACCGCCTAAGCCTTTTGCCCCGGTTCCAATACGGCTTAGAACCCCCGACCCCTTCGTCGTCTTAGTTGTATCTGTACCTAAGCCAGATCCAAACCCGCCCCCGGCTTCGTCAAAGTTGACTACTCTTACCGGTTGCGCGGTTATCTTTTCCGCTGCACTAACAGCCCCGGTTAGCTTCTTCAAACTACCGGGTAGCACCTTAGCTAGCCTAGGAAACTTTGTCCCTAAGAAACCTACAACACTTTTAGATCCAGAAGCTACTGTACCTAGAACACCCTTAATCACCTTGAAGGAACCCGAAGCTACATTACCTAAGCGCCCTAGCATACCGGTAGCAAGCTTAAGCGTAATCAACCAAGCCCCGGTTTGCATACCGATAGAGATAACGTCTTTTAGTTGGCCCTTACCAAAGTTGATCCCAAAGGCGGATCCTATACTCTTGATCACTTCGGCTACCGTACCGAAAACCTCTTTTACGCCTTTGAACCCTTCTTGTAGACCTAACGCTAATTGGCCCCCTGTAGATTGAAGCAGCTTAGCAGATCCAACCGATCCCGCTGTAACCCCGCTTAAAACAGCGGCAGTATCACCTAAAACAGAAGTAAGCCCCTTCAGGAATGGAGTAAGGGCCGGAACGATCATACGCCCAAATTCCGTACTAACACCGGACAAGGCGCTAGTAAACTTCTTCCAATCGCCTAACGAAGTATTTTCTTGGGCAAGCCTTAAGCGTTCCGCCGTACCCTTTGCGGCTTTGTTGAACGCTTCAAGACTCTTTTTATTGTTTTCCGTAGTGGGGAACATCTTACGTAGCTTTGCTTCCATAGCGTCAACAGCCCCCGCTACAGCTTCGCCACGAATCCCCAATAGCTTTGTAGCTAACGCGCTACGCTTTAGTTCGTCTTTTTCCATTTTCAAGGCGGTAGTGATATTCAACAAAGTAGAGTTAAGGTTAACCCCACCGTTTTCTGTTCGCTCGATTGTCGCGCTATACTCGCCTACCTGTACAGCACCATCTTTCATGTTCTGTTTAATCTTAACTAGCGCGTTGTTTAGCGCCGTACCGCCGGTAGACGCGCTCTTATTAACGTCTGCCAAAATACCTAGCGCGAAAGCCGTTTGTTGAACGGGGATCTTCAAACCGCCAGCAACAGTACCCACGAACTTAAGACCTTCACCTAAGCCCTTCACGTCTGTTGCTGTTTCTGTAGACGTGAAGGCTAGCGCGTCTGCTACTACCGCTGCTTCTTTTGCTGAAAGCCTAAAAGCGTTAAGCGTCTTGGTTAGAATATCCGCCGATTCGGCTAAGCTGATATCTTCCGCCGCTGCTAGGTTCATTACTGTAGGGAGTGTAGATAGGATCTTTTCAGTCTTGAAACCGGCCCTAGCTAGAACCTGCATTGCTTCTGCGGATTGGGTAGCCGTGAAGAAAGTAGTAGCCCCCATTTTCTTAGCTAGGTTTTCTAACGAACTAAATTCACCCTTTGTTGTTTTGGCAAGCGCCCCCGCTTTAGCCATCGCAAATTCAAAACCGCTAAAGTCTTTAATGGTCTTTAGTACAGCCCCGCCTATTCCTAAACCTGCTAAAGCCAAACCGCCGAAGCCTTGCTGTATCTGGCCTACCCCGCGTTTGGCTATTGCGGCTTGCTTGGACATACGCCCAAACGCCCCGCCAGCTGCTTTGATGCCAGATACAGCGGCCCCGCCGATAAACTGAAGCTTGGCTATAAGCCCTACTTTTTGCGCCATAGCAGATCCTTATTTTTTCTTTGCTTCCCGATCTTCGGCTTCACGTTGTTTGGTTAGCCGATCAAGAAACCAAAGCCGTTCGCTACTTGTCATTTCTAAAACGTCTTCAAAAGTAGTATTAGGCATATAGTAAGTAAGTAAAAAGATCTCTTCCCGCAATTGCTCGCCTAGTCCAACGGGAAGGATTCCCCGAAAAAATCATCAAAACTCCAGTCTAGCGCCCCTGATATGACGTACCCGCATTTCTTACAAGGTACTTCCGTATCTAGCGATAGTCCGATCCCCATTTGATCGTTAGACCTATCAATGGTTACTAGGTCGATCTTCTCTATTTCGTCTACTTCGGCTTCACTTAGGGTGTAAGGCTTTTCACTTTTGTTAACTCCACAAATAGCGCTTTGCATACTGGAGTAAGTGATCGTCCCTACCGCGCTTTGCCCCGCGCCTATCGCTAGCATTGTTTGCCAAGTAACGGGCTGAATCTTAACAGACGTACATTGTTTACCGTCCCTAAGCTGGAAGCCCCGCTTAAGGTCAACCCATCTAACTAGCCCCTTAATGCTGTTAGCTATAACAACGTCTGCGGTAGCAATATTAAACGTACCTCTATCTTTAGCTCCGCATTTAGGAACCGGACAAACATAAGGTACCAAAACCTTCCCGCCCAAATGCTTAACCCGTGAATAGACGTAAGCATAAAACACGTCTACCAAGTTCCAATTATGGAACATCAATTCTTGGGCCGCGCTACTGTTACTGTCTGCGTCTAACTCGTAAGGCGTATCCCCTACCTTGCTGATTACTAGACTAAGGTACTTGGGGATCAAATGCGCTACTGTTTTGTCTCCGTTCGCTTCACGCCAAATAGCTAGCGCTCTATCCGTCTTAGTCTTGTAGGGGCGTAGCTCGAAAGACTTAACCAGATTACCGCTAACGGTAATACCGATAGGTAGGATAGGTCCGTTCTCTTCTAGTGTCTTCTTGGGATCCATTGGTGCTACCTCCAATTGCCCTTAAGGCTTGTTAGGTAGTGGGAAGGATCCCCGGTTTGCGGACTTCGCAAATCGGGGGCTATGTCGATCCTTACACTGGCAAGATTTCGTCGGCTTGAAGTGTCCAAACGATAGTAGCCATATCACCATCGTTTTCCAATTCAAGATCACTATGAACCCGCTTCTTAACCCAAACATTAAGAAGCGTAAACTTCCGCCTAGGCAAACCAGATTGATCGAATTGGATCAGCGTACCTAGCTTAAGGTGCAAAGGTGAAACCGGATCTTGCGCTTCTACATAGGCAAGCTCCATTTTTGCTACTTCTAGATCGTGGTGCATAGGTTGCGTTACTTCAAACTCTACCGCCTTTTTTCTACCGCCACTACGCATAGTACGATCGGGAAGTTCTACCGCGTCTAGCTCTTCTTCCAATCCGCTGATAGCGGTAAGCAAGACGCCACCGATTCCGGGCTGTAGATCCAGAAGGTACTTATTAACCTGGATCCTGTTTTCGTCGATTACGTTTTTGATAGCCATTGGCTTTTATCTCCTATCCTTCATTACCGGTAAGGTGGGCTTATCCTTTCGGGGCTACTACTAGACCGAAGAAGTAGATTCAAAAATCCCCTGCTTCGAAATGACCATAATAAAGCGTTCGATCTGATCGGCTAGGCGTAGCTTGATTTCCGCGTACATATCCCCCGCACCCCTAGTAGCGTCTGTGTTATTCTCTTCATCGATCTTCAGGATCGCCGCATCCTTAAAGGTGCTACCCCTGATAGCCCGTTTCTTCCATTCCGGCATAAAGAAAGATTGCAAAGCAGCAAGCGCTTTCGGTTGCTCCACTTCATCATTGATCGCAAAGATCAACCAATCAAAGTTAATGGCTAACACTTGTTCGTAGTAGCTCATCAATTCCCTATGCTGCTTAAACTTCCAAGCCGGATCGGAAGCAGGGATCCTACCGCCCCAAAGAACGTAGTTACCCTTCTTTTTCCTAAAGCGGGAAATACCAGCGGGGTTAAGGATCTCGCCATTAAGCTTAGTATCACCGGTAGGCAATTCACGAATACGGGGAAAGGTAACGTCTAATCCCGCACTAACCTTATGGTACCCGTTCCAGTTCTTAGCCGTTAAAGCGTCCCTTCCTAAGATGGCTCCGATCTGCGGAATAGACTTAAGCCGGTTAGACAAGACTGGATCCGTAACGCTTGCGTAGCTTGGGAACGTTACCGATTCATAATCACTCTTACCTAGCGTATCTTGGACATACGCTTTAGCGCTAACTTCGTCGGTAACGTTAGAAGGAATAGTAAGCCTAAATTGGTGGTTCTTAGCGTCTGCGTAAGCAACCCCCGCCTTCTGTACAGTATCCGCGTCTGCGGCTACTGAAAGATCGTTGTAGACAGCGGGGGTAGCAAACTTGATAAGCCCGTAGTCTTCCCCTTCCGTATCGTTAAACTTAGAATTGTCTACGTCAAAGCAAGCAAGGTACGCGTTAGTATCTACAGCGGCGATCCCATCGTAGCCAGCCTCAAGCCGTTGGGGGAATTCCAAACGGTACGGATCCGCGTCTGCACCTACTACGGTAAGATCGCCTACCTGGATCGTTACGGTGGTTTCGTCATTGTCGAAAATGCGAAGCCAAGTAGTGGGGAAATTGTCAACGTCGGGGAAGACCTTACCGCCGATCGCTTCGTCTGCCCTAAGCGGGTAAACGTCTACCAAGAAATACTCCGTATCAACCGGGCCGGTTTCTGTTACCGTGAACCCGATAGACCAATCGTTATCGGCAACGTAAGGAACCCCACCGGTAGCGTCGGGGAAGGTATGATTAGCCATCTTAAGCTGGCTTTCAACCGTCCAGTTTGTAGGCCCCGCAAGGTCATAGGTGATCTTCAGCCTATCCCTTACAACCTTCGATCCGAAAGTGAAAGCGGCGATCGTAGACGTTCCTTGAATGTTGCTAGTGTCTACGATCGCAACCGCCAGCGTTAACAAGGTTGTAGTAACGCCAGAAGTTGGGATAAGCCCGTAATGGTTAGCGGGGCGGTTTGCAGCAAGTACCGTATTAGGTGACCAAAGATCGGTAACCGTAACGTAGTAGTTACTTGTATCTTCGTTAATGATATTTACGAAGTAGTTATCACTATTCGGATCCATGTTCAGATCCGGATAGTTCTTTACCTGATCTCCGTTAACGTAGATCGTGCAACCAAATTCGGTAGACGGGTTTAGCTCGCCATCATGGATCTCTACTGATACGTAACGGCTACGCCCCCAAGCGTCTACGCTAGAAGATTCGATAACAACTTCTGGATCAACCCCCGCGCCATAGTCGGTAAGAGCGGTTGAATCGGCTTTAAGGGTAAGGATAGCAGCGGTAACCCCGCTCCCTTCTGTGTTACTTACGATCTGATAGGTCTTAGTTGTAACGTCTGTGATCGTAAGAACCCCGCCCTTCCATTTATCAGCGGGGACAATATAGGCCAGCGGAAGCGTAACCGTTGTTTCCCCAATGTCTGCGGGTACAGCGTCTAGATCTAAAACAACTTCGTCACGGCTACCCGCCCAACCCCCGCCGTTTTCAGCGTCGAAACGCATAACCGGATTACGGGGATCGCTACGATCCAACAAAGTAAGACTAGCCTTAACTTCATTTCCATCTGTTACCCTGCAAAGGAAAAGAACCCCAGCCCCTTCAGAATGATCCCAAAAGTCTTGATTGTTGTCTGGTAGCAGACTATCGGGGATAAACCCGCCAGTCTTTTTCAACATATCCCGCTTAGAAACGCATGTAATCAGTTCTCCGATCTTTCCGCGTTCTAGGATACCAGCGAAGCCGGTAGATCCAAGTTGGCTAGGAGTGATCGTCTTTTCGCTTTCCTCTTCAATGATCACTGTACCAGCATCGTTAGTAGGTCCGAAGCGCTTTGCCATTTTTCTAATCCTCCGTTTCGTGGTATGGCTTATTTAATTCCAGTCCACCTAGGTCCACCTTGCAAACTTGGATCGCTTAGCGACAAGTTAAAACGTTGAACCAAAGGCTTCACTTCTTCCGTTCGTAACCATAGGTGGACATTTTCAATTAACAACGTATAACGCGTACTATGTATATCGTCTAAGTTAGGTCTAGGTCTAAACAACCCTTCCGTTACGATACGCATAGAAACGTTTTCGTCTACCGCTGGCCAGTGAAGTAACGGGTTATCCGCTACATGCTTTAGAGCTAGATCCATCATTACCAATAAAGTTCTATTCTTTTCAGCTAGCAATACTATATCAAATTCTAGTTTAAGTCTAAAAGGGAACCGTCTAAGTGTTGCCTGAAAGTTGGGCATATCCCTAACTGAAGCTTCCGCCCAAATTTCGTTCCCGCTGATTTCAAATGAATCTACAACTACAGCGGGTAGCTTTTCAACTTCTAGGTAATCTTGACTAGGCCAGTTAAGGTAAATTCTTGCTTGAAACGCAAAACGGAACCAAACAACGGTTCCGCGATCAACCGCTGAAGTTAGAGTTAGCACCTTGGCTGTAGCGTCATACGCTAAAGCAAGGTTAGTTAAATGGCTTGGATCTGTATCGTGATCGTAGGCTTCGGGAACGTCGGTAACCTCGAACGGTGTTTCCATATCCTTAAGGCTAACCTTAGTACCGCCGTCTGCCCTTACCGCGAAATCCGCCATAGGCTGAAACGAAGACTCAAGACTAGAGATCAACGCGTCCCCTACTAGAGAATATAGATAATCGATCTCGCAAGACATAAGAACGTCTACCGCTGTTACGGAAGGCGTTACCTTGGGATCGGTTGTTTGCAGGTTAACGATAATTCCGATCTTCTGATCTATCACCGGGAAGGTTGCGATGTTTGCCGCTATGTCTGCTTCCGTATTCCAGTTAGAAGCCCCGGCTACGTCCCAAGAAGCCCCGCCCCAATAGCGATCGTTCGTACCGTCATTTAGTTTAAAGCGTACTGTTGTGTTAGCGGGTTGGTTGCCTTCCAGCGGATCAAAGCTAAACCCCGCCCATTGCCTGATCGCGGTTGGATTGGTTATCCAAGTAGCAACGTATAGATCAGCGTCGATAGAGTAAAGCACTTCACCCGTAGATCGATCCGTACCTACTTGTTTTAGCTCTATCCTATTCGTTATAGGGTTAAGCCTAATCTTGGTACTATCGCTGAAGGTAAACCTAGATCGGTTCTTCTCTTGAAAGCTGAAGCACTTTACTAGCCGCTGTATCATAACTGATCCTTATCTACGCTTTAGCATCCTAAACGTTTCGTTGATCGCGTCTTCCCAATTGCCCTTATAGATATTGATTAGCTCTAACGCGAATCCTTCTTCTAGAAACGGTCTACCCGGAATATGGATCGTAGTAGTACCAGCCTTAAGCGGCTTAATCTTACCCGGATGCTTCATAGCCATAATAGTAAAGAAGCGCCGCATTTTGTCGGTAACTTTTATATCTACCCCTTCATGAAGTAGGGCCGCGATCGTTATCTGGCCTAGTAGCGCTTTCTTCGAAGCAAACGGTAGCCCCTTCTTTCTCTTCTCTTTAAGTACACCGATAAAGGCTAGATTCCAATTAACCGCCTTACCATTGATCGAAGCAGAAAGATCCCCGGAATCGATCAACGGTTTGCTACTACCCTTTAGTATTTGTGTTAACGGGTGATTTGGATCGCCTACCTTTTGTTGGGCTATAGCAACCTTGATCGCGTCTGCGGCGGTTAGAGCATTAACTTTGGTAGCCTGCTTTATCTGCTTCTTAAACTCTTTCGTAAAGCGATTAGCGTCTAGCATTTTCTTAAGCTGATCAAAATTCTTTAGGGTTAACTTTACCCCGCCACCTACTACACCCATTGTCTTAACCGCGTACCCTTGAAGACTGGCGATCTTCGAAGAAGGCTTTTAGCATGGTATGCCCCCTATGTTCCGGGTAGTGTCCCCGCCATGCTAAACGAAGTAAGTAGTAATCAACTTCCCTTTCGCTATCACCTTCCCCGATCTGGACAACCCGATCGCCTATTTCTATCGTTACCTTCTTGCGCTTCAATTCAGACGTAAGAAACAAAAGGTAGCCGTCTGATTTTTCGCTAGTACCACCTTCAGTTGCTACAGACCTATCAGCCGATCCCTTTCCGATTTGGGCGGTAAGCTTGATCGGCTTCTGCTTCCGTCTTACTTGCCCTATCGGTTCCTTAAGCTTTTCATCCCATACGGCGGTTTCTTCCTTGTCTGCTTTACGAAGGAAGACCTTGATAGGGTGAAGTAGTCTAGGCGTTGCCATTACCAAGCCCCTACGGAAATCGTTTCTATGATCGATCCTTCTGGATACATGATCCTTTGTGGGGCGCTAATCTTCCAAGGTCTACGATAAAGCGCTAATACGTCTTGTATGTCTTTCGGGATAAAAGACCAAAGCGTTTTAGCGTTTTGTACGGGCTGGTATTCTACTTCGTGATCGTCTGTTTTTTCCCGCTTCAAAGACGAAAGGATCGCGGCGGTTGTCTGTGAATCAAAGTAGTCATGTAGATCGTATAACACTAGCTCAATAACAGCCGCTTTGATCGGGGCTGGCGTTGCTCCGTTTTCGTCTAGGAACCCCCAAGTAGCGTCAATCAACTGATCGTAGCCCTTCAAGAACTTAGCTACCCGTAGCGATTCGTAGACGCTTTCTCTTATGTTCTTTAGTTTGATCTTAGGGTTCCTTCTATCGTCTTGCGGCTTAGACCTTCCAGTAAAGGCGGTATACTCCGTAGCGCCTAGTGCTGTTTCTTCACCGTTAACCTTAACGCTAGTAACCGTAATCAACGGTAGGTTGAAATGTAGTATGTAGGAATTGTTACCGTCAAATGTCAGTTCTCCCGGTGTTACTTCCCTGAAGACTTGACCGGTGATCATTTCTACGATCTCTTCCCATTTAACGATCCTAGCGTTGATCCTACTATCGCTGTATTCGGGGGGCGCACCTTCCGCCTTTACTTCAGTTGCGGTAACGTAATTTCCCATTGGGCTACCTCGCTTCTACGGGGCTGTTAGCTCTAACGTCCCCCGCAACATAAAGGCGGATCGCGGTAGGTACGCTAGTTAGTGCCACGATCGAAAGGTAAACTAATCCCTGCTTAACGCTAACCGTGAATGTATCCCCGTCTACTAGTCCGGTTTCCGGTGTACCGATCAGCGTAAAGCCTTCGTCTGGATTAGTGTAAGAAGGGAAACCGTCTTCCGCCTTACAGTGTTCAAAAGCCTGAACATCGATCGTAGGAGTAACCCCGCCTTCAAGGGCTACTAGCACCTTGATCGAATCCCAACCCCTACAGTTAACGAAGTCCCTATTTCGTCCTACCTCTTCAAACAGATCCTTTACTACCGCTTCGTCTATTACAGCGGGGGATCCCGTCTTTGTCCGGTGTAGCCCATAAAGCGGCTTTGGGTTTAGATCGTTTATCATTGTCTACCTTCCTTCTACGGGGCTGTTAGCTCTAGTTTCGCCAGCAACGTAAAGCCTAACGGCGGTTGCCCCGGCTAGCGCTGTAATCTGAAGGAATAGCCTAGCCTGATTAACGGTAACGCTAAACGTATCCCCGTCTACCGCCCCCGCTGTAGCAGCCCCTAGCGCTACAAAACCCTGATCAACATCAGTACGATTTGGGAAACCGTTTACAGCTTCGATATGTTCAAGGGGTTGGATAGTTGCCGTAGCCCCGCCCCCAACGATAGCGACTAGTACCCTAACAGTATCCCAACCCCTACAACTGATCGCCGCTTGCTTGTTACCGGGTACTTCGATCAAAGCGTCTAGGGACACTATGTTATCAGGGGTTGATCCCCTAGTACGGTGTAGCGAATAATCTGGCTTCACCTGTAGACAATTAGCGTTAATCGTCATCGTTCTCTCCTATGCAATTTCCCGTGTAAGGTTAGCCAAGAATTCGATATCCCCACGTCCAACAGTTATGATCGTTCCGCTAGAGATCTTCACCTGAAGGTCATAGGGCCAAAGCCCTTCTAGATCCTTTGTTGTCGGTTCACGAAAGTATATCTTCATAACGCCATTGATCAGATCAGTAAATTCTATTTCTGTTACCTGATCTGATTTGTACGCAAGCTTAGCGTTAGCGTCTGTATCGATCGCGTCTTCCTTTACAGTGAACCAAGCGGTAGCCCCTGTAAGGTCAACAGCAACACTATCGATCTGGACGGTAATAGTTAGATCGTAATCATCCCCCGCATGGATAGGGCGAAACCCTAAAGCCTGTAGCGCTTCCGCTGTTAGGTCTTGTCTTACGGACATTGATCACCTTCCGTTACGTTGTAAATTATGCTAGCGTCTAGCCCTAAATCCAAAACCAAATCCGGCCCAACTTCGTTGTTTAGCGTTAAGCTTGCGTCTAGCCCAACGTCTAAGGTAACACTTGCGTCTAACAAAACCAAAAGTATCGCTTCACCGTCGGGTAAAACCCGTAGCACTATGCAAGCGTCGGGGAACTTGGGAAGGTCTACATAGATCGGTTGCGTTACTTGATCCCCCGGACCAAATATTACAAGCGTAGGATCCAAGTATTGCGAGAAATGGATCGCTTGGCTTTCAGTATCGCTATAGACGAAAAGCTTAGCCAATTGTAAAAGCGGCCTTCCCGCTACTAATCGCGGAACCTAGAGTTAGCTGGCTAACAGCATAGTAAGCCTTATTCTTCACGATACCGGGGGTAACCTTTGACACCTTAAAGAACCCTTGGGCGTCTGGGCTAGCTGCGGTTTCTTGGAAAACTTGCGCCCCGTCTTCGTCATACAGGGTAAACGTCAAAGCGCTAGGGCCAGTTTGTACAAGGTTAGATCGTTCCGCCCAAACATTAGCTACTAGCGTGTTAGTTGTTGGGTTGTAGCTGAAGCTTTGCTTAACCGTAGTTCTGGCTTCAATCGTTGCCTTGATAGAAGTAACGTCAACTTGTACCGCGTTTACCTTTGTTTCTACTCCGTCTACCTTTGTCCCTACCGCTGCTATGTCTGCGGCTAGGGTTACTGAAGGTGTACCGATCTTAGGCTGGATATCCGCCGTATCGGTTAGTATGTCCCCGATCTGGATATCGTGATCCGCCTTATCGCTGCTTCCCATGATCTCATTAGTGGGCAGCTTGGTTTGTGTTTCGTCTGTATCCGCTAGGATATTTGCTAGCGTTGTAGTGATAGAAGACAGATCAACCGGAACTGATCCAGTCCGCTTTAGGACTAAGACGGGATCGCTTACCGCTGGCGTAAAGGGTAGCGGTACTACCGTGAAGTCCCCGCTAGCGTAATCGTCTACATTACGAGCAACAGCCCCGCCAGCGTTTACGATCACTACTACCATATTGTTATAGAGATCGTCTGCCCCCGCTAACCCCGTCTTGATCAGGATAGGTGTAGAAACAGCGTCTACCGTTGTTTCCGCTGCAACGTGTAGATCGTTAAGCCTGGCAAGTGTAGCGGCTATGTCTGCGGCGATCGAAGTAACAGGGGTACCTAGCTTAGTATCTACCCCGTCAAGCTGATCGCTAAGCGTCTTCAGATCATCCCCGTCGATTCCTCTAATGTTGCTTTCCGCTGTATCAAGTTCAGCCTTCGTTGGACCATCGTAATCAAGCAACGCTTGATCTACTTCTGCGTTTACTTGTACGGCGCTTAGATCGTTCAATATCCCCTTATCAGCTACCCTAGCTTGTACATTAGCCCCGCTAAAGTTTAGCTGATCAGTCTGCAACTTGATCGCGTCTATTTCGTCGTCTTTATCACTCTTAACGCTACTACCCATGATTTCGTTAGTGGGTAGCTTAAGCTGCATTTCATCCGTATCTAACACGATAGCGGCGGTATCAACCGCGATCTGATTATCTCTACTGCGATCCGTAGAAGTGTAACCAACTTCTGTAGCGTCAACTACCGTCTTCGTTTTGTCCTTAGTAAACGCTACCGTGTTTTCAGCGTAAGAGAATTCAAAGATCAACTGTTCTAGCAAGTGCGTTGAAGCAAGGTTATAGGTAACCTCATAACGCCCAACCGCTAGCTTCGTCATCGTTGTAGAGCTAAGGTTGCTGTTCCTACTAGCCCCCGCATTGTTTACAACGTTAACGGTGATCGTGTCAGCGTCGGGATCTTCAGGGTTACCGCTTGTGTCTTCAAGGTTAACCCTAATCTTATAAGCAACCGATCCGGTCAAAGGTCTTTCCAGATCGGGGATAGTCGCGCTAAACCGAGTGTTGTTGCTTATATCGTCTACGCTGGTTTGTACAGCGGCGATATCGTCAGCAAGGGTAACCGCTGGCGTTCCTAGCTTCGGTTGCATATCCGCCGTATCTGCTAGTATGTCCCCGATCTCCCCGTCATGATCCGCCTTATCACTACTACCCATAATTTCGTTAGTGGGTAGCTTACCTTGGGTTTCGTTTGTATCCGCTAGGATATCTGTAACGTTGCCTTGCATGGTTCCTAGATCGGTGTCTACTCCGTCTAGCTGATCACTAAGCGTCTTCAGATCATCCCCGTCGGTACCCCTAATGTTGGCTTCTGTAGCAGAAAGTTTCTGATCCAAGTTGTCTACGTACTGCCCTACCTTCACTTCCCCGGTGATCGGTGTGTTCTTGACCGTTGTTCCGGGGGACTGTTCAACATAAACCATATAGGTATCGTTAGCCGTAGGGGAAACGATCGCGCTAGTATCAAAATCATAGCGGTATTCACCGGGGGCTAACGAAGCGCTTACTTCTGTCATAGCCATTTGTCGGGTAGTCCAGCCCGTAGACTTAAACGTGTCATCGTTAAAGTCATACCAGAAGCCATCTGATACGCGTTGAATAGCGATCAACAGATCCGTTAGCCCGGTAAGCGGATCTGTTGCAGCGTCAAGCGCCGTACATTGGATCCGTTCGGTAGCGTCGGTTTGTATCCGTACACAAGACATAGTTAACCTTCCGCTTCGATCAGCTTACGCATTTCACCGGTAATCAGATCTGGTACTTCTTCTGTAGTAAGGAACCCATAAAGCCCGTTCTTAAGAAGGTTGCGGTAGTTGTCCAATTCGGTAGGCGTTCCTAGCGCTAACCGCGTAAAGCCATCGTAGGGCTGTACGATCCCGCTGCAACCTTCATGTGTACAATTACCGCCGATCGCTTTGTGCCAAGCCCCGCAAGCATTGCAGCGGCCCAAAGCTTGATCGTTGTCAAGCGGGTTCTTACCATTTTCGATCTTGTAGTAGATCGCTTCCGCGCCAGTAATGGGATCTGCGTATTCAATGAAAGTCCCATTTTCAATGCGCCCCAATACACACCAAACCTCTATCCAGTATTGGTTACGATACGGGTTATCTTCAACCTTGAAGGAAGCGATCCTTATCTGGTCTAGTGCTACCGTTTCCTTCGGGTTGATAAGCTGTAGTGGCATCGATCTGTTCCTTTCTACCTATAGCGCGTCTATAAACATCAACCGTCTTAGCCGCTGCTTCTTCCCAAGTGAAATCTTGAACGCGTTTCAAACCCTGCTTACGAAGGTAGTCACGCCTAGTTTCGTCTTTCAGGGTTTCAAGCGCCTTCAAGATCGCTTCGGGGCTGTTGCGCGGAATGATCAAGGCGTATTCGTTTTCTTCACCCTTACCACTACAAACGATTTCCCCTAGCCCGTCTACTTCAGTAGCAATAAGCGGAACGCCCATAGCCATAAATTCAAGGGCTACAAGTCCGAATGGTTCATGAATGGAAGGCATAACACCTACTGTAGCGCTAGCGTATACGTCTTTCAGGATTTGATCCCGCTGGTATTCTAGCCATCGTAGCCTTTCAGGATGCCGTTTAACTATGGATCTAATTTTTTTGGTAACGTCCCAAGCTTCCCCTTCTTCGTCAGTAACCGCGTTAACTGCGCCTACCAATAAAACTAGGTAGCCTGGATCGGTTTGCTCTAGCGCGTTTAGTAAAGGGATCAGCCCCTTCATGTGAGCTACCCGCCCAACAAACAACGCGATAGGACGATCGTAAGGTAAATGGAATTTCCTTATAGCCCTTTCAGCGTTACCGGCTTTAGGGTTCCAAGACTCAAGATCGATCCCGTTGTAAATCATATTAAGCGGCTTTTCAAATACATCCCCTAGAAAATAGCGCTTAGCCATTTCAGCATATGACTTAGAACATAGGATCGTTTCATCTGATTCAACGATCAACCGGGCTTCTTGATTGTGAATGTAGTTGATCAGTTCCCTACCCGGAATACCCGCCAAAGCAAACTTAGCCTTAACCGTCTTAATTTCGTCTTCGTTTAGATCTGATCTAGCTATGACCTTAGCTAGTAGCCGCTTGTCTTCTTCGTCTTGATCTACGCTAGGGCTACCATCGTGTTCCCCTAGCGTAGATATGCAAAGGTGCATAGTAGAAACCAAAGGCACGTTAAGCGCTTCCCTAGCGCCCCAAGCTACTTGTAGGCTATTCCATTCGTGACAATGAATAACATCCCACCTATGACCTTCAGCTAACAACCGCTGTAAAGTCTTCGCTAGCTGCATATCTTGGATCAATTGGGTTGCTAGGTTTTCCGACCTAGGCTTGAAGCAAACAACCTTACTAGCCATATGCCGATGATAGCTAAGGTAGACGCTTGAACCTTCCCCCAACCCGCCGCTAAGAAGGTCTACCTTCACGTCCCCCCTATAGCCCATGAAGCGGTAAAGTTCCCTTACGTGTCTTCCCATCCCGCCCAAGATCCATTCGGTGTCTTCCTGGCAAATAGCTAGTACGTGCAACATTTCCGTTTCCCTTTTCAGCATTACCCTAGTATCCCTACTTCGCCCCAACAGTTTAGCGTTTTGATAGAAGCGCCGTAGTTAGTCCAAGACAACCTAAGAACCCTAGTAGAAGGTCCGGTTAGAGTTAGGTACGCGTCGGTTAGCGCTATGCCATCCCCCGCCGAACTAAAGACCTTATGGCTAAGGTTCAAAGCCGCTGCTACCTTGCTGTAAATTGCAGCGTAAGCTGTGATCGTAATAAGAACGTCCCCGCCCATTGAAGCCGTTGTAGCTTGCAAGCTAGAACGGGTAGCGATCCCAACCAAGCCAGCTTTAGCGTTAGCTAGCTCGATCGTTCGGCTACTCCTAAGCTGAAAAAGAACCGCCTTCGTATCTTCAGGTACAGAAATATCCCAATCGTAGGGGCCAGCGGGTAGCGGGTAGACACTAAGGGTTGTGTTAGCTACTTCGATATTCGAAGGCTTAATATGGTGATCGTCTACACCTATGTTGCTGTAGACGGAATGATCGATCGCATGTCTTAGTTTGTCTTCTAACCTCATTTGACAACCCCCGTACCATAGACGGTTAGGTTACGGTTAGAACCACTATCGTTGTAAAATACTAAAACGGCTTCGTCGGCATCTATGTAAACGTCCCTTAGCGCTATGTTAGGTCCGAATATCCAAGAATGTGTAAGGTTAGTATCACCGTGAAGACGGCTGTAGCCGCCTATATAAGAAGTAAGGTAGCCGCCAGCCCCATAAGGCATAATCCCGATCGCGGTTGATTCTGCGGAACTATCCGATCCGATCGCGCTAGCCCCTACATGACCCTGTATCTGTACATTCTGATGTCCCCTAAGAATCACCCTAATAGTCTTGTAGCCGCTGCTAGGAAGCGTAACCCTTTCTTCGTGCGAACCGGGTGAAATGGATTTAGAGTTAATCAGGATCGTAAAGATGTCCGCTTGCGTATGGTGATCATCGGGGCCGATCTGTAATAGATCGTGATCTGTTACCATTTCTTGATCGTCTAGTCGCATTAGTACACTTCCGCCGATCCTTTAACCCAAAGCGTAGCGCTACCGCCGAAGAAGTTATAGAAGCGAAGCCTAAGTATGCTACCCGTAATCCAAGCGTCTTGAAGCGCTATGTAACGGTTGCTGCTACCTGTGTTGTTATCGAAGATCTTGTGTGTAAGGTAAGAATCCCCGTTTTGCTTGCTATACGTAGAACAGTAGACCTTCTTAAACCCCGACGTTCTTACGCTGTAAGCTATGGCTTCCGCTGAATCCGTCGTAGCTACTAGCTCCGCACATTCCCGCTGTAAAGCCCCGGATCCGCCCCCGGCTATCGCGGCCCCTGTAATAAGGATCTTCGCTCTAACATAATTAGCGTTAGGTAGCGTTATGTCCAAATCGTAGGTAGTCCCCGGGGGTAGGGATTGCGTTGTGTTGTTGATCGAAACGGTTGTAGGTCTGGAATGATGATCATGTGGCGTTACTTCTAACGCTTCATGTTCCAACCCGTCAGTTTGCCCCTTCAACCGCATTTCTTTAACCTTCCCGGTTTGCGGACTTCGCAAACCGGGGAAAAGGGGTTAGCCCCGCCGCTTCAATGGATCAAAGCTTTGCTTACCAGTCTTTGTTAGATCGGTTCTAACTAGCTTGCTATTGAAGGTATGGGTAACACTAACCCGCATTTCCCCAGCTTGAAGGTAAATACGTTCCGCTATGGGTTTGTTAGTACCATTCATGATCCGCTCTACACCGAAAGAAGGCTTAGCCCTAAACCCAATAGGCTGGCTAAGGGTATGTTGGACGCTGTTTTGTAACAACGCTAGGGCGGTTATTGAATCGGATCGTAGAAGTGATAGAAGGGATCGGTATTGGTGATCGTCAACTAGATCGAAGTGTAGCGTTTTCCCCGCTGTAGTGTTGACGATCACCATTAGGCATAGCGCTAATTGGAGTAGCTGGATCGTTTAGTAGTCTTCTTCTTCGTCTTCTTGCTACTACTGCTTTCGCTCTTCTTCGCCTTCAGCGTAGCCCGGATCTGCTTCTTTGGCTTGTACGTCTTCAAGACCAAAACAGCGAAGCCGTAAGTAGACTGGCAACGCTTGATCAATTCGCTATCTTCAATGACCTTTGTTTTACCGTCTTTGAAGATCAACTTATTGTTAGCCGCGAACCGATAGCTTTTAGATCCGTTCCAAGTAACTTCAGCTTTAATGGGATCTCCGTATTCCATTGTCTATCCTCTTTTCAGTTTCGTTAGTCGCTACTGGTATTAGCTTACGCTGCTACCTGGATATTCTTGACCAAAACAACCGCGTCCACTTCTTCGTAAACCGCGTCAACCTTAACGGTGATCGCGAATTCGTCTGTAGTAGTCCAGATGTTTCTAGCCCGTTCAATGCGGATCTCACGCGAAACCGCCCATACTAGGTTAGACTTAAGGGTAAGGATCATTCTACCCATAGTATCGTAGGTAGCTTTGATCGTAGCCCCGGAGCCGATCGCCCCACCTAAACGCGTCCAAGTACCCGCCGCTAGATCTTGGCTGTAGTCCGTTGCAAGAATGAACGGGGCAACCGGGGCAAGCCCCAACGTAGTAGGCGTAAGGATCAGATTGTCGATAGGCGCAAACGAAAGCGCCGTAGGCGTTGTTCCGTCGGTATTGGCTAGGCTGTTTTCAACATACTGCGGTTCCGCCAACAGCAACGCAACGGGTACCAATTCAACGCCATAGGCGGGAAGGTTACCATCTGCGTTCAAAGCCTGATCGCCCCTTGGAGTAGCGCGGCTACCGATACTATCGCGGTAGTCTTGTTCGTGATCCGCACTAGCAAAGAACTTAAGGTTCATCTTGTTCTTGCGGAACTTCGTAGGCAACGCCTTAAGCGCCTTGTTCATAATGGAAGGGGACATTTTGAGGTTTTGTGCGTCCACTACGTGTCCGCTTTCCGCTCGCTTCAACCAACCGTTGATCAATCCAAAGTAAGTGTCTTTGCGATACTGGCCAGCGGCCCCGCCTTCAACCCAATCGCTATGTTCGATAGCGGGGCCAAGCGGATCGCCATACCAAAACAACTGTTCCAAGTTGTTGGCAAGGCGCTTACTCATCATCTTGATCACATGCTGTTTAATGTCTGCGTCATTTTCGATCGATTCCTCGCCTACGGAATCTTCGATCGAAAATGGAACCATGATCTCTTTAGGCTCGATTTCAACCGCCGAAGTAGTAACGCCCCTACGGTTAGCAGGATCCCCACTTTCCGCTTTGGGCAACGCAACGCGATCGGCTACGTTGATTTTTTCAATCAAGCGCTTTCCGGCTTTAACCCTAACCATACGAGCAAAGCCCTTCATCGTAGTTTCATCTTCTACGAAGTCCAGCATTTGATCCGCTTGTTCGGGGTAAAGCAGCCCTTGGCCTTCCGCCATTTGATCGACGGTGATAGTTGCTTTTTCGATTACTTCAGCGTTTGACATAGCCATTTGATTTTTCCTCCGGTATGTTTTCGTTTAGCGTTAACGTCGGTTGTTGGTTAGCGGGTTGGGTAATTCGGGATCACGTTATCCCAAATGTTCTTAGCCTTCTTTACTTCTTCGGGGGGATCCGGTTCTGCGTTACCTTCAGGGGCGGTACCTTCAAGATCCCCTACCCGCTTCGTAATGTCTTCCAGCTTATCACCCAACCCGTTGATCGCTTCACCTAACTTAGCGAACCCTTCCTTGATCGCTTCGGCTGAAGTATCGGGCTTGGCTTCCGTCTTGGCTTCGTCTTCCGCCTTTTCAACCTTATCCGCCTTCTTCTCTTCTTTAGCGTCTTCGGTCTTAGCGGCTTCGTCTTCCTTCTTCGTCATTTTGTCACCTTCCAGTTCTTTCAAGATTGACGACAATAGGGTTACAGCTTCCCGTAGCTTGGCTAGCCTTGTCTTCTTCATTTTACTACCGGCTTTGATAATAACGATCGGGTTATCGTCGGTACCTTCAGCCTTGCTTACTTGCGCTTCCGCTTTCTGCTTCTTTTTGCTAGCCGCTGTTGGGGAAGTTGCCAACATACCGCTAATCGAACCTGCGATAGCTTTAGCTTCACTTGCCAGTTTACCGGGGAAAGCATCCGTTTGCTTCATACCCTTAAGGGTATTTACCAACGTCATTAGCTTTTGAAGTGAAGCCGTAGCAACCGCGATAGCTCCACCTTCCGCCTTTTCGGTTTTTACTTTGCCCTTACCGCTGATCATGTTCAAGGCAAGCATTACAACCCGAAGCTTAGAAGTTACTTCTTTAGTAAGCGCCTTCTTACCAAGCTTCTTAACCTCGTTAGTCGCCTTCATCAATTGCCCAAGGGCCGCGTTCAAAGGCTTAAACGCTTGCGCTACTGTTACCGCCTTTAGGATTTCTTGGATCTCGCCTTCGGGATCGGGTTCCTCTTCTTCTTCGTCTTCTTCTTCGTCGTCTTCTTCGTCTTCCGTCAATTCCAGAAGATCGATCGCGTCTGCGTCTTCCTCCGCAGCTTCGGCGGTTGCTTCCGCTGCGTCTTTGATCACGTCTTCCGTTTCTTCGTCTTGCTCTTCTACTTCATGATCTCCGGTGTCGTCGCCAGCGGCGAAAGCTTCCCTAGCCATGGTTAGATCCTCCGTTGCTCTTTTGACTATTAGAAACGTTCTAAGGTTTGCAGGGTGATCAACGATCGACACTTCTTTTACCTGCAAATCTTCTAGATCCGTTACTTCTGTTTTCTTATCTGGTTTCGCCATTGCGCTAGTGTACCTTGTTTAACTTTAACGTTGCAAATAACAGACTACTAAGCAGCAAGCCGACCTAGCCCGATTTCTTCCAATTCAATCCGCTTAGTCTTTACAGGAACCCGCCTTGCTGTTCCGCCTATTGAAAGACCGGTTAGCTTCTTTGCCTTTATGTCTTTCCACATTGCAGCGTCTAAGATATGCAGCATTAGTAACCAAGTCCCCTTTTTAATCTGCTTACCGTTAATAGTCAAGTTAACCGGGGCTATGTAGCTTTCGTAGATCTCTATCTTATGGTTTACTATTTCCTTGTGCATAAACCCACGATCCTGGAATTTAGCTAACCAGATATGGGCCGCTAAGGAAATCACTTCAGGCTTGATCTTATCCTTTTGTGCGTCAATTATCCCCGGTTCTAAGACTACGGCTAGTATGATCTGTTCGTCGTCTTTCTTCTTTTCTAACTGTACTAGCTTTACCGTCTTCGCTTTCTCTTCTTTCAGTAGCCCGATTACAGCGCTAACCCCGTCGGTAAGCTTGATAGTTCTAAAGCTGCTAGGCTTGAATCGGCTAGGATCAATCTGTCTGAAGCGGTAAGACGTATCAGTAACGTCTATCTTAGACGCGTTAAATTTGTTGTCTGTTACCCATTGGGCAGCTACCTTCGGTGTCTTGAACTTCTTACGATCAAGGATCAGCGTTTGAACGATCGTCTTCTGTTTACTGATCTGCGTCTGTAGCGCCTTCGGTAGCAACGCGTCTAGCGGATCGTCTTTATCAAAGGAAGGCTTAACCTTCAATTCAAGTAGACGCGTTACAATCCTGGTATGAATGATCCGCTTAGATTCTTTCTTAGCGTAGGTCTTATCCGCAAACTGCTTAAACCTTGCCCTAGCGTTCCTAGCCCTATTAGGCGGATCAAGCGGGTAGGCAAGGTTCACCGGATCACCGTACAAGGCTAGATCCGTAGGGAAGCCAGCGGGGAAGGTTAGACGTTCCCCTTTCCCATCTAGCGCTTCGATCCCAAACTTAGCAGCCCTTTCCTTTTGCGCTTTCCTCTTGTCTTCAGTTGAAGCGGAAGCCGAGGGTACGGCTTGCTTAGCTACGATACCCCCGCTATCATCAAAGCCCTTAAGCGGGTTCCCTTCACCGTCGAAACCGTCTAGGCTGATCCGCTTGGATAGCGCTTCAGCGATCAGCGCTTTAGCCTCAACTACGGTTTCACGTTGTGTAGCGCCGATCGCTTCAACGCTATTGCCTTCGAAGTGACGCTTAAAAAGCTTACTAACCTTTTCTGATACAGAGTCTAACTCGCTATCAGAAAGTGTTGAAAGCATTTTAGCGTTTAGGTCTGCTACTGAAAGTCGCTTAGACATAGCTTCACCTTTTGAATACTACGATCGGTTCTGTCCTACAAAGGGTATCTGTTCTTCTGATCCGCCTTACATTAGATCTAAGCCTACTATCAATGTCGATCGCTGTAGCTTTGAAGGCTGCTAGCTCCAATAGCTTAAAAGCGTTAGCGTCGATAAGAAGCAGGTTATACCCGTTAGACCGTAAGGCTTCTACCTTCTGTTCGTCGTCTTCCCGTAGATACCCCTTCACTTCGATCCAAAGGTCGATCTCCGGTAAATAGAAATCAGGGGTATACGTGAAGCCGTCAAAATAGAAAGTCTTGGGTTCGTAGTTATACGCGACACCTAACGCTTCAAGGTATCCAGCAAAAGCCGATTCCCAAGTTGATCGGTAGCTAACCAAAAAACCGCTAGGCAAGAACCGCCAACAACGCCTAATACCAGATCCGTAGACCTTCCCATAAGCGGGGTTAGCCCTACCCTTCATCGTAGTTCCATTACGCTTACGCGTAAGCCTACAACGATCGGCATGGGTTTGACCGTCTATTACCTTATAGACAGGATTATTCAAACCGCGTCTAGCTTCCGCTGCTAACCGCATTGCTGCGGATTTATCCTTAGTGTTGTTATGGTGTCTTTTGCCCTTGGCAGGATGCCACAAGCCGCTAGCCGCTAGCGCTCTTACTTTCTCGTTTGCCTTACTAGTAGCCGCCTTCTTTTGTTCCGGGGTTCGGCGTCTATTAGCTTCTGACAACCGATCGCGTGTTTCCTTAGAACGTTTCTTACCAGTATGTACGCGCCTAGTAATCTCAGCTTGCGCTTTACGTCTTTCGGGTGTCCAAGCCGCACTAACCGCTTTGGCTATCTTACGCTTATGTTCTTCGCTTAGGCCCATTAGCTCTTAAATACAACGATCGGCTCTGTCCTACAGAGCGGGTGAAATGGGGGGAGGATTTGGTTAGCGTCGGTAAGCGCTTCCGTTGCTTGCGTAGTTCCAGGCTTAGCGTTACCTACCGTTGCTTCTATTTCGTCCCCGCTTAACCAAGGTGCAAGCGTTTTGATCTGCTTAGGTGAAGTGGCATTAAGAATCTTATCCATTTGCTTAACACCTGTTGCTACATCAAATTCTTGGCCATGCATTACTTGACATACTCTACCAGTCCTAGAATCCATCGGATTATTCAAACGGTAACGCGTGATCCCCGCTTCTTGAAAGGCGGTTATCTTGCCAAACGTTCTAGCCCTATGGGCTACGTTAGCCGCAACTTGTCTAAAGTAATGTTCGGGGTTGCCAGCATAACGGGCGGGTACTTGTAGCGCGGCCCTTGTCTTGCCCCCTTTGGTGATCCCAAATTCACGGCTTAGAACCCTTTGTAGTTCCTTACCGGCTTCTTTAGGGCCTAACCCCCGCTGTAATAAAATGTCATCCGTTACAGCGGCGATCCTTTCTGATAGCTGCGTACTATAGAAATCACCGATCCAGAAAACTTGCTGCTTACCTAGCGCCTTAATAGCCCTAGCGTCTTTAGCTCTAAAGCTGAAACTAAACTTAGCTTCTTTAGCCGCTAGCTTCTTCCCTATCTTGTAGATCGATTCAAGGCGCTTACCTAATATGTCTACTTGTGCTGAAGTAAGCGGGGATTTTAGCGCTACGCCTATCCTAGCTAGAAATGCTTTGATAGATTTAGCGGTAAACCGCTTCTTAGCTACCTTTAGCAATTTCAAGCTAACGGTAATGGCGTTCTTAGCCGCCTTCTTCCAAGCCCGGTTAACAGCTTCAGACATACGCCTTTCAAACGAAAGGCTAGCCCGTCTTGTGTTGATCTTGAAGATAGTAGCTAGCGTAGCTTCTACTTCGTCTTCAATGTGGGCTAGCTCTTCCGTTGAAAGGTCGGAAAGCTTTAGTAGCTGCTTTGCCATTGCTAGATCGCGCTATCCGGGGATCACGTTATCCCAAAGGCTTTTTTTAGATTCCGGTTCTTGTGTAGGTGCTACTTCCTGCTTAACGTCTACATACTGTGTTTCCGGTGATCCGTCTTCTTGAGCCTTTACGATTTCGTTTAGCACGTTGATCGATTCTTCCGTAAGGCTATTACCCTTAGCTACAAGAGTAAGGGCCGGAAGTTCTACCAGCCTTGGATCCGCTGGATCTTCGCCTTCCGCTTTAGCCATCTTAGCGCTAACAGTAACAAAGGCGGTTCGTACTTCTTCGCTTCCGGGGCCGATCTTGATCTCACCTTTGTCACTACGGGAAAGCGGCATACGGTAGAACTTACCGCTTTCACGTTCCCTAACTACTACGTTGCCATTGAAGATCCCCTTAAGCCAATACTTAGCGATCTTCTGTTTCTTGTCCCAAGGGGCAGGGACTTGCGCCAGCGCTTCTACAGCGCTATGGACCTTACCAACATAGTCCATCAATTCTTCACCGTCTTGTAGATCTACCTTTTCGATCTCTACTTTGTTATCCATTGTCGTTATCCTCCAAGAAAAAGCGGTTATCTAATTCCTTTTCGATACTACTACGAAGATCTAGTAGACCGTCGATTACACGTCTAGCAACTTCCCCGCCGGGGGCCGCACCTCGCCCAACAGCCCCACCCTTTTGCGCTTCAGCAAACGTTAGGCTATAGGGCTTATCCAGATCGATACCCTTTGGAAGCGGCCCTAGGTCTTCCCCGCCGAACACGTCTTGTACAAGACGATCCGCCCTTCTAGGGGTCATAGCTCCGCTTCTTTCAGCGATAGCCATAAGGCGAATAAGTTCTATGTCGTCTGTAATGTTGGGATGGTTAAAACGGAACGTATGGTAACGGGCTTCTACACCCTTTGCTAAAAGCACGCTACGGTTTAACGTATGTCCGTCTTGGGATCTTTCAGGGGCGAAGATCTGTTCATCGGCAATGTCCCTAGAAGTATCGGCGGTAGCTCTAGTGTAATCGTCACTGCGCCCAACGAAAATAGGCGGTAGCCGGAAGCTTTGACGCGTCTTGTCCCTAGCGTTGCCTATGTATCCTTGCCAAAGTTCATCTTTCTGTTGAAGCCCCTTCAACGGTTCGATCTTGATCCTGAAGCTTGAAGGGTTAACCGATCCTTCGTCTGATACCTCACCTTCTAGGACGATAAACTTACTGTAGTTCGCGGAACCCGCCATCTGTGCTTCGGTAAATTCCGTAAGTCTATCGATCGATTCGTCGGTAAGGATCCCGCCTTCTACGATTACAAACATAGAAGGTATGTTGTTATTGCATAAGGTAAGAAAGTTGATCTCTTCAGCTTGCCTAGCGCCGTAGACGCTAAAGACGTTCCCGATCCAAAGGGGGACACCGTAAGGCGATAGGGCGGAATAGTTTAAGAAGTGGATTAGTGAAGTAGCACGTTTGTTGAAGGGGACCTTAGCCGGATCAGAATAAAAGATCCCCGTATCCTTATCTAGCAACCTAGGATCGCCAGCTTCCTTAAACCAAGTCTTTTTATTGAAGCGTAGAACGGCAAACTTCCTAAACCTATGCCACATGGGGATCCGATCAATCATAAAGTTGTCATGTCGGATCCTAGGGACAAGAACCTTAACGGGCCGGTTTTCAGTAGGGGCTAGTCTTACGCTATGCCCATGGATATGATTCAACCCGCGAAGTGTACCGCTTTGATCTTCGATCAGTTCTAGGTAACCGTTACCCATACTATGCTGATCGTCTTTTACCCGCCCCAAAAGAGTAGTAAGGGATTTAGTAGGGTGTACCGTTTCTAGGAACGCTGTTAGCCTTAACCGTTCGTTTAAGATATCGCGTTCTAGACTAGCCCTAACCTCTTCAGGCATCCTACGTTCTTTTAGCGTCCAACCGAAGCCAACGGTATTTGTAACCATGGCTTCGATCGCTGTTCCTAATTCCCCGTTGTTTTCTTTGGTAGCAGCAAGCCTACGAAGTGGGTAGGGCGGTTCTAAGATCCTTCCACCAAATGAACTAAAGTCTTCTTCTTCTTCAATGCTGGAAGCTACAGGATCTTCCCCGCCGTTTTCCTGCTTACGAACGGATATCACTTTAGCCCGAAGGTTAACAGGGAAACGCTTACCGCTTTTGTCGATAGCTTCTAGTGTTAGCGTGGATCGCTTGGGTTGGGCTTTTCGCTTAGACATTTCCCACCTTCTACTAAGCGGGAAACATACCCCCGCCCATATCGTTGACAGGGAAGGATCGCCTTCTAAAGAAGAAGGCTACCCCTTGATCAGAGTCAAAGCCGCTGGCGTCAAAGTAGAAGCGTAGTCTTCGTCTAGCTGGCTAGAAGCTACCGCGATATTTTGCGCGGTAAAGTCTACATCCATCTTTGTCAGCAAGGCGATAAACTGCGTTCGGATCTCCGTAAGATCGTCTACTGCAACCCGAAGGGCTGCGGCTAGATTAGGTTCACCGTCATACGGGGTAACTCCGCTTCCGCCGCTAAAACTGTCTTCATAGATCGTAACAGACACGATAGACCTTCCTTGTTAGTTTGTTTGGATCAAGAAAAAAGGATCAGCCTACCGCTTAGCCATCCCCCATACCGGCTTCGCTCCAAGCTTCCCACATGATCAGTTCCGTTGCCGTATCGTTCACGTCTGCCATAGCTCCGATCGAAAAGCCTGGACCACCGAGCGTAGGAGATCCAGCAAGCGGAGTAATCCCCGCCGAAGCTTCAAGCGTAACGGTTCCCGCTGCTACCGTCTTGATCCCTTCGTCGTCTGCTAGCATCTTGTTCCAAACGACCATTGCGAGAGTTGTCTTGTTAAACAAGATCACCTTTTCCGGCTTGAAGCCAACGGCCCTAACCGGTAGGGCCGCGCCAGTTGCGGTTACCTGCCCCATTTGAACTACTCTAGTTGCGCTAGACATTGTTTCAATCCTCCGTTGGTTTGTTATGCACGTAACGTTAAAGACGGAATGTAGAATAACATAAGCGCTAAAGTCAAATCAAAAAGCGCTACCGCCTTCCGCCTATTAAACCTAGGTTTCTAGTACGCGTCTTTCTAGCCCCTTTCAACCCCCTACCGATCGCGATCTCTAATGCATCCATAACGTCTTTAGAACCTTTCTTAGACGGGAAGCCGCACATTAGCCGGATAAATTCGTGGTGCCCCCGCCTAACATTCAAGGGGCGATCAGTGAAATAGTAAGACAACTGTTCCGCCCTAGCTACCTTGTCTTTGATCGTTGGATGTCCCATTACTGGAACTTCTGGATGGCTTTCTCTCATTTGTTGCTTTAGCGCTAACTGGTAAGAATTGCTTTCGATCACTACTCGTATAACGTCCCTATGCTCTTCCCAACGGTTGGCTACAAACGACACTTGACGCGGGAAGGTAATCTTAGTCTTGCGGTAATCGATCAAGTAGATATCCCGGCTAGTCTTGTGAACGCCTATTGTACAATGTGCAAAGTGATCATGTTGTGACCCTTGCCCGATCGCAAGGTCTACCCCTTGCCATTTAAAAACTTCAGCGGGTAAATGTTCATAGTAGCGGAAGTGTTCCGGTGTGAAGATACCGCCCAAGTTTTCACCGGGCTTGCACATATACTGAAGTTCAAAGGCGCGTAAGTTACCTTTCCTAATTCTATGCATCCTAGCCGTAGGGAACACGTCTTCCCATACGGATCGATCGTCTTCGTCTAGTACGCTGAAGATAATAAACGCGTCTGCGTAGTCTTCGTCTTGTAACCAACCGTATAGATCTTCTTCATGCCAGCGGGTACCAATAACGTAAAGCCTACCGTTAGGGCTTTGTACACAAGGTAACAACGTATCATAAAACCAATCGTGAACCTTCTTACGTTGCCCTTCTGTTTGTGCATTGTCCTTAGTGATCAAGTCATCACAAAGGGTAAGATCAAAGTGTCTTCCTGGTAAGGTTGAACCGTAGCCGATCGTTGTGATCGTTGCTTCCGCTGCAAAGCTAGAACGCTTGTTAACGATAATTTCGTTATCGGCCCATTTAGGTGCGTTTAAGCAGTAGTCTCCGAAGATCTCCCGTAGCTCTTCGTTACGTTCGAAGTGCAGCTTAACCGCCCTTAAGAACGTTTTAGCTTGCTCCGCTGCGTCTGAACAAATAAGGATCCGCACATTGGGATCGCAAAGGATCTCACCTATACACGTTGTGATAGTAAGGTAGGTTGTTTTAGCGGCCCCGCGCCAGCCTAGGATCATTCCTTCTTGGTTACTTTCTTGGAAATCCATCATTTCCAAATGGAAGGGCTGCGGATCATAACCTAAGACGTATTCAGATAAGATATCAAAGCGCCTTTGATTGATCACTAGATCGCGGATCATATTATGGCGAGTAGCTTTAGCCGATTCGTATTCCTTAGCGTAGGTATAGTTAGTCCTACGTTTAGGTTTAGTCTGTTTCTTCTTCGTCACTATCTAAGCTACCTTCCCGGTTTGCGAGATCCGCAAACCGGGGGCTATTCTTCAAAATATGTTGTTGTGTAGTTAGCTCTTCTATTCGACCTTCTAACGCTTGCTTGATTGTCCAACGATTGGCCCCCGCCCCTAACAGCTTTACCGTTAACTCTCTTACTTCGTCCCTAATCACTTTGTAATGTTCTGGCGATCTAGCCGGTAGCTCGAAAGGCTCCGTTTCTTGCGCTACTAAAAACCTAGCGAAGTTTCTGATCTCTTCAGCGTTAAACCCTGCTTCTACTAGCGCCTTATTAGTTTCCTCTATAGTAACGTCTTCGTCTTCTGTTTCATGGGAAGCGAGCATATCTTTAACCCGCTTAAGCCTTTGTTCCTGATCCTGCTTCTTCTCTAAACGCTCTATAGTTTGATCCTTTGGCGTTACTACCTGTCTAGGCGGTTTGTCTTTTATCATCTGCTTCCCTTAATGCTTGTAGCTCCGTATCAAACCACTTAGCTACCTGCTTCTTGAACGGCCATTGCCAGATATAAGACGATCCAGTAAACCGTTCGATCCACCAAACGCGGTAACGTGGATCTTCGGCCCAATGTTGATCGCAAACAAACTTAGCCCTAAGTGATTCTATGTAGCCCTTGCGCTCTATCCAAGCCCTTCCCCAAGCAAGCCCAACCGGGAAGAAGATGAAGATATAGATCACAAACATAAGGAACACACCGAAGCGCTTGAAGTCTTCTAGGTGCTTACCTTCATGCCGAAGTAAAGCCCATAGCCGATCTTCCCAATCGCCCCCCGGCTTACCTTCAACGATCGAAGTATGAACCTTAGCGCTAAAGGCGATCAGCATACCAATCGTAGTGGTATAGGCGCTAAGGAATTCGTTTTGCTTACCGAATGAAACGATAAGCAGGAAGTAATAGATCAGCTTCCAATACCAGCGATCCTTAGTCTCAAATACAAGACTAGGGAAATCCCGCTTTAGCTCTAGCAGATAACGATCAAGCCGTGAGTTAGCGCTAGCAGCGATCCTATACTTACCGAACCAATGATCCCTAACATTGATTCCCGTAGCTGCGTCTAGCCTTACCGTGTTATCCCCGCTGGCGTCTTTGGGCATTAAACCTACTCCAAATAGGATCAACGAAGACGCCTTTAAGGCGCTTCTTCAATTCCCTGTAGCGAACCTTACGATCGAAGGTTATAGCTACAGTGAACGTTAAAGATTTGGGCGCTTTCTTCTTAGCCTGTTTCAATCGTTTGCAGAATATCTCTAGATCCTTATCCGTTACGATCTCTATTACTGTTGTGTCTTTCATAATCACCCTTCCAGTTTCTAACCGGAGTAATAACACTTAGCGCTAACCAATGCAAGGCAACTGATCTACGATTGTAGATCATGTTACCTTGCATTGGATTTAGGCCCCATGCTATAGCCTAGCCATATGGTTAAGCAGTATATAACTGTGCCCCCGCCCGAAAAGACAACTCTTCAATTCAGGGTTGGGCGCTTGCTATTCATTCGAATAGAGCAAGCTAGGATCTCTTCAGACGTGTCTAGGAACCAATGGATCGGGATCGCTATCAATCAACAGATCTACGATCCTGATACCATACAAGCTGTAACTTCAGCGGAAGAAATCCTTAACGATAAGATCCCGATCGTTATTCGCGTTGATCCTTTAATCGCTGAATTGGTAAACGAAATTTGCGAAGATAGGAACGTTAACCGTACCATATGGTTAATAGATGCCTGTCTAAGTTTGTTAGAAGCGGGGCGGAACAATGTTTAACGCGGTTAAAGTATTCACAACAACAACGCACCTTAAACGTAGAACGCAAGGCACGGATATAACCGATTGGATTAGGGCTAACCCTGCTTTCAAGATAGTAGACACTGTAGTAAGGCTATCTTCCGACGGTTCCCACCATTGCCTAACGATCGTTCTGTTTGGAGTTATAGATCATGAGTAGAAAAGAATGTTACTTAATCTGTTGGTACGATCCTACTGATAGGATCGTTAAGTCTGAAACAATAGCTTTTGATGATTCACTAATGCACAAGTACGCAAACGGGCTAAGGGTTGCTATGGGTGAAGACTTCCGGCCGGCCCGACTATGTACGCGTCTTTGTAGTCAATGAACCCCGATCCCTTTCTGGATCAATGCAATTACGTTTTATAGAAGAAGGAAGGTAGCTAATGGAAAACGGACATAACATAGTAGCGGGGGCTTGCTTTGATCTCGCTTCGTACCTAACTACACTAGACGATCCGATCCAGGTAGGCGGGGACTTTGAAGCCGCACCTACTATAGACGCGCTATCCGATTGGGCTATAAGCCGGGGCTTGAATGTAGACGATCCGCTTATCCGTAGTTGGCGCGAAGTAATAGACGACAAAGCCGGATCTGAAGTAGCGATCGAAAAGCTTAGCGCTTGGCTTAAAGAGAATATGAAAGATCAGATAGATCGGGCTGGCGTTAGTGAAGGGCCGATAGATATAGTGCTAAGGATCTTTAACAACCTTATCGTTAATCACAAAACGTCTAAGGATCGTGCAAAGAAGACTAGCCCCGGATCCGAAGAAGGGATGTACGTTAGGGGCTACCATGACGCTTTAAATCAACTTCGTACTTACTAAAAGGTGAAGCCATGACAACGGGAGCAGATAGAGAAGTAAGCAAACCTTGCGCATGTGAAGGTTCTTGCCCTTGCTGTAGGCTAGGTGAAGTGATCGATCATCATTGCCCTAATTGTCTAACTACCTTTTGCCCCGATTGTCACGGTATCGCTTCTGCTAGTTGGGCTAGGGCTTACGACAATGTTAGCAAGTGTCACTGTAAGCCTGAAGTAAACCCGCTGGAACCGATCACCATTACCCCTAAGACCAAAGGTAGACTTACCCCTAAGACCAAAGGTAGAGAAGACGTATCGATCTTCTTAGACGTTGAAGGTAGGCAACCCGCCGCGTTCAGAGATCCTAACATACTAAGGGGGTTCATTCGTAGACTAGCTAGAAGGCAAGAAGACGTTATAAGCGCCTTACGTGAATTGAATAGGCGGATAACACAAGTAGAAAAGCAACAGATCCTAGATACGGAACAGTTACGAGCGTTAAGCGGCATCTACGAAGTAGCCGAAGGCGAAGATATAGAAGACGTAATTAACAGGGATACCAATGGCTAAAACACCGATCGTTTATGGTAAAGCGGTTTGTGTAAGCCTACCTTCTACCGTAATACAAAGGCTAGACGTGATAGCGCCTAAATCCGGTGATCGCACCTACCTCTTACAACAATGGATCCTAGAAGGTCTAAACCGATACGAGCTAGATTGTTTATTCTGTCGTATACAAGAAAAGAAACGGAGCGTAAGCCATGGCGGTTAAAGTAACAGTAGAAGCAGAAACAGCCCAAGAAGCCCTACAACTTCTAAGCGAGCTAATACCGGAACAGTATAAAGACGTTCAAGGAAACGCTAACGATGAATACATAGCAAAAGATCTAGACGTAGAAAAAGACAAACCCTATAGCGAAACATACGCCCAACGTACCCATAACAGCGTTACCGATCTTGCTGAAGCTTTGAAAGCTTCACTTCCTACAGACGTTGAAGACATAAAGGATCGCCTAGTAGATCTGGAAGAGAGTAGGCGGATAATCCATGAGGCTATAGGTAGGCTAACAAAAGAAATAGAAGACCTACAGAAGCAGGTAAAAGCAGTAGATATGCAACTACAGGGTATAGACCTAGACGACGAAGTATCGGAGCTAAGTGAAAGCGTTAGGCTGATCCATGAAGAGATCGCAAGGGTACACCAAAGGATCGAAAACGTGATCGGTACCGTAAACGATCTTAGCCTTAACTCTGATATAGGCTGTAAGCACGAACCGTTGATCATTACTTGCGATAGTGACGGAAAGCCATACGGCGGTAACGGCGGTTGGATGTCGCTTAGACATTGGGATGGGTACGTATCAGACGAAGACAAGAAAGCCGGTAAGACAGTTCCAAAGAACTACTACCGGCTAAACGGTGAAGCTAACGATCTAGCCCTATTCGTTTGTAGGAAGTGTAACCGGCTTTATGTAGTAGCAACCAAAGTAGAAGAGCCACTAGATCAGGGAACAGATCCCGATCTTGATTCTTCATGCGGCCCATAGGTCGGGGCTTAAGCATAGAATCGGGGTAACCATTTACTAGGATCAATGACTATGAAACCAAGAATCAAATTTCACGATATGCCAGGGGACGTACCAAAGCAGGAAAAGATCGCAATGCTAGAAGATAAGCACAAAGACAAAAAGCGTTCTAAGTCCTACAAGAAAATGATCCGTATGCGGGAAAGAGCAACAATCAAACGTGAAGGCTTACGTTTAATAGCTACGGGGGAAACCGATGGTTAGACGTATATGTAAGAAAATGGAAGAAGCACTAGAAGCTAAACACTACCTTAAAGAATTTGAACAATTGCCTACGTACATTTCAGCCCCGCTTACTGTTATCGTAGAAGAGCTACGAGATCTTCACGGTAGGATCGATAACGTGATCACTATGGCGGGGATAATCAAGGGGGACAATACTAGCCTAGAAGAAAGGGTAGGGGATTTGGAAGGGGACGTAGTTAACCTTAAGGGTGAAACGTCTAACGAGTTAAACCAACTATCAGACGATACGGGTACGGCGCTTAGGGATATTGTGATCCCTAAACTTGCTACGTTGATCAGTACGCTAGAGCTAGTAGAATGGAAGTTAGCGGAGCAAGACAAAGCGATCGAAGATATCAAACGCCAGCTACTACTATAAGTAGGCGGTTCCCGGTTTGCGAGTTATGCAAACCGGGAAAATGGGGATCCATAATGCCGTTTAGCTTTAATATCGAATTTGAACCTAGGGACCTTTGGGTAGGCGCTTACTGGACGCGTAAGCTTAGGATGGTTGCGGGGCTTCGCACTAGAAACGATCTACACCTTTACCTTACTTTGGTCCCTATGTTTCCACTTCATATTGTAGTTACCGGTAAACCACAACCCGACGAAAGGCTAAAGCGATAATGTTAGCTATAGAAGGTACCAGCGTTACCAAATGTGACGTGGATAATTGCCCGTTCCATGCTCGCACCTATACGAAAGCGGGGCCTATATGGCGCGAATGTTTGCACCCTACGCACCCGGCTACCCTTCCCCCCTACAAAGAACTAAAGGCTTCGGACTTTGCTATACCTGTTGATTGCCGCTTACGCCTTGCTGGTGTAGCTGTAAGGTTGGATCCGCTTACCATTATCGAGTGTAAGCATACCCCGCCCCCTAAGCCCTTCGTAGACGAAGAAGGTAAACCCGTAAACGTAGCCCCGGATCCAGAAGTAATAGAGCATTGCGCCCTATCTAGCCTAGAGTCTTCCCTAGGCTCCGCTTGTATCGCTACCTTCACAGATAGCAACAGTGAAGAGCATAGGCTAAAGCTTACTGCGTTTGACTACGATCGCTTTAAGCACCTTGTCTATACGGTAGAGCGTTTGGGTAGGCCCCCCTTCTTACGCGTCAAGCATAGGGAAGGCTGGCTAGTATCGATCGAATGTTTGGATAAAGGGATTAACTGTTAATGCCTATCGACTTTGATAGCGTAATGAAGGAAGCAAAGGGTAAACCCGCCCTTTGTAGTAGTTGCCTTACCTATAAGCAAAGCGGTTGCCCCTTTGATGAAGTACACCCTTACGCTTGCATAATGTTTATACCTGATAACTCTACCGGTACTGTTTCTATTATTCCTACTCGTATGCCTTCAAAGGGTACCCCCGTTATAGGTAAGTCTATTTGGAACCGCATTGCTAACGTAATAATACCGCTGGAAGTACGATAATGAAGATCCTTATAGCGTTGCTACTGGTACTTCTGATCCTGGTATAGGAATCTTCGCCTTACTCTACTTCAAGTAACGCCTATGTCCAGCTACCGCTATCAAGATTACTTCCTAGAAGGTTTACTACTCCGCTTCCCCTTTCCCCGGTTTGCATACTTCGCAAATCGGGAAGCCCTTACCTTTTCTTTAGGCGTAGCGTTAGCGGAGCCATCCGAAGTCTTTTTTACTAACTACGCTAGGCTTAGTAGGTTGGCCCTTTACCCGTGATCTACAATCGTAGATCTTACCCTTCATCCTTCTTCAAGTAAGCCTTTAGCGCTAACTCCACTACGCTTGTCTTTGTCTGTTCCGTCTTTGTTGCGTAGCTGGTTAGCTTGGCTATCAACTTGGGCGGTAGTCTTAGGTCCAACCGCGTTCTAAGCTTCCCCTTTGTACGTACATCAGTCTTTGCCTTCTTAACCTTTGTACGTACAAGCTTAGTAGGCTTCTTCTTTGTACGTACACTAGTCTTTATCTTCTTAGGCTTTGTACGTACACTATCTTTACCCTTTGTACGTACATACTTGATTGTTCCAGAACCGTCTTTCTTTTCCTTAACTACAAACTTGTGTTTACCTTTCACGAAGCCCCGCCTTCCAGCTTCTTCTTGTAGTCTTAGCTTTAAGCCGTACTTATCGTTTGCTACTAGCCCTTTAATCCGCATAGCTGCAAACGCCTTCTTAATCGCTACCTCTAAATATGCTTCGTCTACCTTTAACACGTTTATACCCCTTTCTGGTTAATCTGGTTATGTACGTACATAGCACCTTATCATTGTTTGTACGTACATAGCAAATACCCTTAAGTGTACGTACACCAATTGTAGCATTTTGTATTACGCATATATAGCGGGGTCCCCATCTACATACCACGGGGGTAGGGCTAGTTTTATTACTCCCCCCGTGGGGTAGGGGAGTAGTGTTATCGGTAAAGGCTTACGTCTCTAGGGCTGTAGGGATTCCTTAAGGGATCGTAACAGGATTACCTCTAACCACTACGGGGGGAGCTATTGCGGTTAGCCTTAAAGATTCTGGGAATTGAGGTTAGGGTTAAAGCCTTGTGTGAAGTATAAGGGTGTTGTTTCAAGTGATGATCTACAATTGTAGAACTACCTTAATAGGTATTGGGGATAGGGGATACAGGGGGGAAGTAAAAGAGTATAG